TTAGCATCATACGTTAGTGTTGCCATTCTGGGTGATTACTGTAAGGTTTCCTAATCCAACTGTGGTTACTTCATTAGTACCGGGTGCTTTAATAGTTGGCTTACCGACTTTCATTTTCGGTGCATATTTGTTTTCTGTTTTAGCCTCTTCGGGTGGCGTAACTACTTTACGTTTAGCCTTCCGTGGGCGGCTCGGCTTGGCCTTGTCCAACTGGTTGTCCTCCTAGTGCTGGGTTTTTACTTGGGTCCATCATTGGTGATCCCATCTGAGCTTTCTGTAATTCAACTTGCTGCTCTTGTTGGACCGCTGCTTGTTGTTCTTGTTGTACTTCCTGCATACCTCGTACAAGGTTGAGGGTATCTATACCTTGTGCAGCAGCAAGACGTTTGATAACTTCCTCAGGATTTATATATCGCTGAGTAGCTTCTGGTCCCATGGTTTGTGAGATAGTTGTAAGAAACATACCAAGACTCTCACGATCTTGACCTCTTCCTAGTGCATTAACACCAGCGACAATGGTAGGATTAACAATACCCTTAGGTATCTTAGGTATCTCACCAGTCTTTTGGAATACACTTAGCTTTCTATTTAAATATGGTACTAGGAACTCAGTAGTAAGTACACTGAATAGTCCACCTAACTGTTGTTCTAGTTCCATCTGTGTCATACGAACTTCCTCTGCTGTAGTACGTTCTGATTGACGTACTGAAAGTATAAGGAATGCTTCTGACAACCTCTTCTCTAGGTTCTGTATCATCTGATATGCCGTAGCAAAATCAGCTTGTTTCCCAACCTGTACTACACCTATGTCATCAGGTCTACCCTGAACAATAGCACCATTACCTGCAGCTGCAAGAGTCTGAGGTTTGGTTGTACTAGAAGGGGAGACAACAAAGACTACCTTAGCAGCCGCTGCACTTCCTTCTGTGATTGCTTGTGACAGAGCTTCAACTGATTTAAGGTCTCCCATAAACTCTTCAACTCTACCACGTCCATAAGGTTCACCATCTACTGTATTAAATCGTAGAGGTAACCATGGATTAGAATCTAATGGTGCTTTACTTACTGACTTAGGTATAATTTTATCATTAACTTCCTGATGCCAAAGTACTCTGTTGTTATCACGCCTGACGTGAGTGTATACTTCAACATCATCCCGACCTACTGAGGTATCATCACCTGCTTCATTAGGTTGAGTATTTAATTCATCAGCAAATTCGGGTAATAATTTTTTGCTAATTTTTTCTTTTGTAACAATTTCAATAACATTACCGTTGCCATCTCGTTCTAATACATAGCGATGCAAAGGGAAAAGTTTTAAACCTTCCTTACCCATAAAGACTAACGCATTACCTGCTACTACCAAATGCTTAAGAGCTTGGTGTATGACAACACGATCATCTGATGCTGCGATAGAGTCCATGATGGTTCTCTCTATCTTAGCAAAGGATAAATCTAATTCAGTTTTAACTTGTGGATCAACCTGACCAAGCATGGCATCGTTGACTTGAAGTTTAAAGAAACTTGTGTTAGGAGGTACGAGAGCTAGTTGCAATTTAGCTGCTAATGTAACTGCACCTTTGGCACCGATTGATTGCCATGGTGTAGGTAATTCTTTAGCACCTTTATGCCACTCTTCTTCTCCACGAATTAGATAAGGTAGCGTTAACTTTGCTGCCTCTTCTGCTATATTTAAAAACTGTGAACGGTCTGTTGCTAAACTGTCGTATCGAGTTTTAGCTGACATTATATATTAAGTGATTTGATTTGTAATTGTCTACCTAGTTGTTTTGTACCTAACGAGGACTCACCTGATTTAAACTTCTTAGATCTCTTTAACCTAACACCTTTAGCACTACCACCTGCTTTCATATAAGCAGAGTTGCGTATGCTCATGTCTGCTTGAGGTAAGTTATCCTTAATTTTGGTAGCTGTATTTGTAAAGATCTCTTTCTGCTTTTCGTACGGACTATGATCTGTAGGTTTTAAAGGTGGTGGCTTTGGAGGCCCCTCTGGTGGTGGACCTTTTGGACCCGGACCCGGACCTGTTGGTTCTCCACCCGGCCCTGCTGGACCACCCGGCCCTGTTGGACCTTCTTGATTTTGTGGTTTATATAGACTCCAAGGATCTGCTTTCAATTCTTCAGTAATTTGTTCTGGAGTTTTACCTGATGCAATCAGTGCGTCTTGCTCAGCTAGAGTTGGTATCTCACTGATACCTGTACCAGCTGGGTTAGCTGCAGCATAGGCTTCCATGATATCACCCTGCTGTTTGAATTTATTAGTAGCTTCTGCTATAGTTAAGTTACCTGCATCTATATCTGCTTGAGTCTTTGCTAATCCAAACCTTTTATCCTCTGGTGCTGAACCTATACCACCACCCTCAGGTCTTTGTGGCATATGGTAACCAGTATCAACACCTGATTCATTGTACTGACCTCTAGAAAGATTAGTAAAATCTAGATCCATAAAACCACCAGTTGCTGCTTTGGTATACATACCAGTGTCTTTAAAATCTTGTATGGTTTGAGCTTGTGTACCACCAATACCTCTGTTCTCTCTAGAAGCTTGTAGTAATTGCATCTCTGTTTGTAAGTACTTACCATCCGCTCCCTTGGCATGTATAGCTCTAGCTGCATTATCAGTTACATCGTCTACTTTACCTTTCTGACTAAGGAAGTATTGAAGACCTGGATCATCTACATCTCTACCAAGACCAGCAGAGTAGTGATCTCTAACACCAGCTTCGTTACTCTGAAGTAAGGTTTGAGCTACTTCTTGTATATTCTGTTCACCTGAACGTAGCTTATCTAAATGATAATTCATACCTTCTATATCACCTTCTCTTCCGAAACCTTGTGTGTATAGATGTTGAATCTGAGCTTTTTCCCATTCAGATTTTTGTTGGTTTTGTTGTTTGATTTTATCCATGTCAAAATATGACAAGCCATCATCACCAACTGTCATTGAAGTAGAAGTATCGAATTTTTTTTTCCAGTCGGCATCCCAGTTATCACCGAGCTGAGCTATCTTTTCTAGATAACTTCTACCTCTTGTGTCGTCACTGTGACCCCAAATATTACCACGGTGTTCAGCGAATTGATCTGTATAACCTTCATCAGTATATTCTATACCTAAGCGAGCACCTTCAGCTGCAGTAGCTTGGCCACCAGTTTGGAACGTGGTTGCTAACTGGCTTGGGTCTCTTGTTATTGAATAGCTTTGCTGATTTGTAGCTGCATCTTTTAAAGTGATACCACCACCAGCTGCAGCCTTTAATGTCTGAGGTATGTTTGGGTTATCACCCATGAAGGCTTGGTTGTAATGCTTAGGATCTAAGATGCCACCAACTTCTGAAAGAGATTTGATTTGTTTACCTAGATCAGTTAGTTCGTTAGCCGTTGTAGACCCATCCGAAGTACCGATAGGTGTTATCCCTTGTTTTAAATGAGTGTTTGGGTCTAAATCATCAGACAAGTAGCCTGACTTCCATTTAAATACCATCTTCTACCACCTCTATTTTATTAGCTGCACTGTTAGGTGGTTCTGGTTCACCTAAGTATGGATGGTTCTCAATGTCCATATACTTTCTCGACTGATCACTTGGGATGAATCGTTTAATTTGTAAATTCAAACCACGTGGTGGTCTAGGCATCCCCGGTTCATCTGGAATACCTGCTAAGATTTTCTCGTTACCATCCTTTAATCCTGTATAAAATATACCATTCTCTTGATCTTCTAATGCTTGATCAGAAGTCAACTGTACTCTTTGTGGTGGTGGTGGTGGGTCAAAGGTAACAGTATCTAAAACTTCACCACTATGAATATCTTTATGATAACCTATACCAGTTTGTTCATCAAAAGTATACCAAGGCTTCCATCTTGCTATTTGGATTGCTTGATTTCTTTGCCAGTTTTTAGTGAACTCCCTGCGATCAGGATGTGAACCTTCTATAACTTGAGTTTGTAGATGTGGTTCAAATTCATTACCTTTTTCATCAGCCCATTCTCTTAACTTCTCATTACCTGCTCTGATTTGAGCAGTGTTATTGTAAGGATCTCTTTCATAATTAAACAGGGGCTTACCTTGGAAATGTAAGTTCTCATCTTCTGAAATGTTATCAATAATACCACGCCATAGATGACTTTCATTGTAAGCATTATAATCTATTTGATTACCCGGACTGTTATCTGTTTCAAGACCAACTAGTTTGTGGAACATATTCTTTGCGTCCCATTCACCACCTTCATCGTAAGACACACCACGGTATAGATCCATACCCCATGAGTCTGAGAGATCTAGTTGCTCTCTAGCATTATCAGATAATCCATCGTACCAATTATCATACTCTTCTAAGACTTCAAACCTTTGCTCTTCATTCATGTTAGCCCAAGCACCTTTAGCTGGTCCCGGCATACCATGTGCAGTCCGAAAGACATTCTTGCCTTCACCTACACCACCTGATTCTTGCCAATCAAGACCAGCTTCTTCAAGTGCTCTTACTTTTGAATCTCTATCTGTATTCCAATCAAACTTTTCAATTGGAACCCACCTTCCTTTGTTATCATAAGCCATCGCTTCTTACCTCTTCCATTCGATGGACAATCCACTCAACCACAGAGCGTTGTCCAGATCTGTACATAATTTTTTGCATTGAATCCTCTGGGTTAGGTGTGATTGGTGGAAAGTTCTCCTCTAATTCTTCGAGGATGTATTTTATGTTGGGACCAGTGATGGCCTCAAGCATATTGTGGGAGGTTGACATTGTTGTGTTCAAAAAAGGCTGGCATTCTAGCTGATTTGGTGGAAGAAAGTTCTGGAGCCTTGCCTTCATACATTAA